TTGAGCAAACGAAAGTACCCAACGGCTATCAGCTTGCTTGCAGCGAATGGCTACAGCTTTCCCACCATGCAGCGCGGGGGGGGGGCAGACGACGCATTAGACGCGACCTTAGAAGCCTTTACCTATGGCTTTGCTTTGGGTATGAGATACCTAAAGAACAAAAAAGCCCCAGTCAAAAGACAGGGGCGGGCATAGCCGGAGCTATACCAGTGTGGTAACTGTAATTATAGCACGTTTCCGGCAGAAAGGAAAGTGTAACATGAGAGAATACCCATTACCCCCCCCCGAAAAAGACAGCTACATAAGGCTATCAGACGCCTACAAGTACATCAACGAAGCTTTTTTTGACGGCTTTATAGTGGCTATATGCGACAGCCCGGACGACCTTAAAAACATGACAGCAACACAGCGTATAGAAGCTTGCTTCATGGCTATAGCCTTGCGCGAACAGCTTACAAAGTAATAGCGGTAACACAAATAATAGGCGGCTACTCTTGACAAAAGGTTAGCCGTCTGTTATTATGTATACAATAAAGCAAGAAAGGCGGTGTAGCTATGGCGGTAATAACCTTTGTCAATCAGAAAGGCGGCGTAGGTAAAACAACGTCATGCTTAAATGTGGGCGCAGGGCTAAGCCTACAGGGTAAGCGCGTTTTACTGATTGATACAGACCCACAAGGCAACTTAACCATAAGCGCAGGGGTAAAGCTAAAGGACGGTGAGCCCACAGTATATGAAGTGCTGAAAGGCAGCGCGGGCATAAACGACGTTATCAAGCAGCGGGGCGGCTATGACATTCTACCGGCTGATATTATGCTTAGCGGCGCAGATATTGAGCTTGCCAGCGTTCCGGGGCGCGAAATGATATTGAAAGAAGCTTTAGCCCAGCTAAAGACAGCATACGACTATATCTTGATAGATTGCCCCCCGTCGCTTAGCATTATTACGCTTATGGGGCTTACAGCTTCAAATAGCGTTATTGTGCCGGTACAGGCGCACTATTTAGCCCTAAACGGCATAGCCCAGCTTATGGACACAGTGAAGCTTGTAAAGAAACGAATGAACCCACAGTTAGACATAGGCGGCGTTATCGTTACCCAGTACGATAACCGGCTATTACTGCATAAGGAAGTTTTACAGAGCTTGCAAGCGGCTTTTCCCGGCAAGATTTATAAAACGATGATAAGCAACAGCGTAGCCCTTGCAGAAGCCCCCAGCTTTGGGCAAGATATTTTCGAATACAAGCCAAGCTGCAAGGCGGCAGGACAATATAAAGCCCTTGTGGGCGAACTATTAGAAAGGGAGTAAAGACAATGGCAAAGAATAGATTAGGCGATAACCCGCTTTTTAGCGGTGAAACCGGGGACACGTTCGACGCGGCGAAAGAGCGCGAGAGCTTAGGCATTACCCTACCCGAAAAGAAAAAGGGCAGACCCCGCAAAGACGACCTTGTAAGGACGAACGCAGCGCAAGAGGGCTTAACCGAAGAATGGCAGCGGGCTACTTTTATTGTGCGCGTGGCACATCTTGAAAAGCTGAAAGACTACGCCTACACGGAGCGCGTGAGCCTTAAAGACGCGCTGGACGAAGCCTTAGACAATTTCTTAGAGGACAAAGAGAACCTTTTACCGCATAAGTGAGGGGGTGCAGCATGATTACCATTGAGGGCAAAAAGACCTATACAACGAAAGAAGCCGGGGACATTATCGGCGTTACCCCTTATGCTATCCGGCAATATGTACACAAGGGATATATTGAAGCTAAGAGCCTTAACGGGCGGCTATGCGTCTTTGCGGACAGCTTAAAAGCGTTCATGGAGAGCATGAGCAAGAAAGAGGGTACAAGCGCATGATTGTACACTTTACCCAAGAGGAAATAGCCGCGCAAGAAGCCTTAGAAGCTCAATACAACGCGCTTATAAAAGCCGTCGAAGATAAAATAGAAGCCTTAGAACCTAAGCCCGTGCCGGATACTGAAAGCTTCTTTGCAGGGCTTGACCCGGAAAAGGATAGTAAAAAATGGGAAGCCGCAATAAAAAAAGAAAATGCGGCTTATGACACATGGGAGAAAAGCGGCAGCGACGAATGGAGAGCAGCCCGAAACGAACGCCAACGGCTTTTTACAAGCCTTAACAGCGAACGCGGGAAACTCTTTGAAGCCGCAGAACTACGGCAATTTTCAGAGCTAAACGGCAATGTAGTAGCCATTGTAGCCGACTTCAAAAGCCAAGTAGCAGAGCTTATAAAATCATTCTACGAAAGCGAACAGCGGGAACAGGCAAGAGTAGCCAGCGGCGGCGGTTCATGGCGGCAATCTATATTTGCAGTAAGTATAGACAAATACGAATGGAAGCTTGAACCCACAGAGGTTAGAAAGCGGATTGTTTCCGCGCTGCATTTGCACTTTGAAGCCGTAAAGGACAACGCAGCCATTACAGAAAGCTTTGAAGCCTATATTACGGACGCTTTGAACAGTAGCCCGTTTGTAGCCCCAGCGGGCATAGGCGAACGGTTCGGGAAGATATACGCAAAGCCGCAAGAGCGACAGAACCAATATAGGACGCGCTCTAAAGCAGCCCCGGACGCTGTAAGGGCAATGCCCCAAAGCTTAGCTATACCGACGCTACAGGGCTACCAGTACGCTACAAGCCTTTATCAGAACGGCAACGCCTATATGCAGAAGCTTACCAGTACGGACGGCTTGAAGTTTCAAAAAGGCAAGATTTTTTTTGAGGGCGGCTTACAGGCGGTAAGCGAAGCAGAGCTACAGAACATGAAAACCAAAGAGGGTATAGAAAAAATAGACCTTGCCTTGCTTAGAGTGTTCTATAGCATTATTCTTACAGCCTTTGAAAAAACGGGGTGCAAAGAGATAAAGCCGGTTATAACGCTATTTGTGCCGGACATGGCAGAGTATTTAGGCTTGCAAAGCAACCTAAACAAAAAAGATATTGCCGGAATAGTGGACAAAGTGCAGACGTTTCATAACATGGTAGGCATACTTCACGAAACCCGCAACGGCAAGCCAACGCAAAGCCTTTACCCCGTTCTAAACTTTGAGGGCTACAACGATAAGAAAAATACTATCAGCTTTTCAAGCCCTTATATGAACCATGTAATACAAACCGTTTACGACGTGGCCATAAGACGGGATAAAAAGACCGGCAAGCCCAAACTAAAGACCAACGGCGAACCCTTGCGGCTTGCTTCTCATTCCTACCTTGTGAAATCAGAGATAGGCAAAGAGCGCAACAAAGCAGCCGTTGAAAATGTTTTCATCATTGCCGCACTTATAGAGCAAGCCGGGGATAATATCCCAAACATTAAAGCAAGTACCATAGTAGAACGAAACCCGCAGCTACAGCAGCGATTAGAGGAAAACGCAAAGCCCGCGCAGCTCTTAAAGCGCACGTTTCAAAAAACGTGGGAGCTATTGAGAGATAAAACGCGGCTTACAGATGTTTATAGAGATATACAGCTACCCGACCCAAAGAACCCAGCGACCATACCGACCCCAAAGACCCTTAGCGAAACCGTTTTTACATTTCCGCACAAGGGCAAAAAAAGCGAAGCGTAACACGGTATTACTCTGTATACAAATTGCGGGGAAGTGTTCCCAAAATTGCGGGGAAGTGTTCCCAAAATTGCGGGGAAGTGTTCCCAAATTGCGGGGAAGTGTTCCGCGTTTTGTCGTAAAAGTGGCTTGTAGCAAGGCTTTTAGGGCGGTTATTTTTTCCTAATACTATAATACCTTAGTATTTTAGTACCGGCTTTGCGCCCCGCTTTACAGCGGGCGCACGCTCTATTATTATGAGAGAGAAAGAAAGCAAACAACTACAGGCTATACCCCTGTGGGAACATGAAAGGAGCTGGACGCATGGCGCAGCCGATTTTACCAGCGCAGCTTGAAGAATTGAAACCCCTAAAGCAATGGGTATGCTATCAAGCCGTATGGGACGAAAAGAAGCAGAAATACAGCAAGATACCAAAGAACCCGGCGACGGGGTACGGGGCTAAGGCAAACGACCCCAGCACATGGGCGACCTATGCCGAAGCTATCCGGGCGGCAGAAACGCGGCAGCTTACCGGCGTGGGCTTTGAGTTTGCAAGCGGCTATATGGGAATAGACCTTGACGGCGTTATAGACGACAGCGGGCAGCTTAGCGACTTTGCAGCGGAAATAGTGCGGACGCTGGACAGTTACACGGAATACAGCCCCAGCGGTACAGGCTTACATATCCTTGTAAAAACGACTTTAGGCAACGTGGGAAGCCGCAACGATGATATAGGGCTTGAGATGTACAACAACGGGCGTTTTTTTACCGTGACCGGCAAGGTATACGGACAGCCTAAGCCCATACAGGAGCGCACACAACAGGCGCAAGCCGTCTTTGATAAGTATTTGAGGAAGCCGGACAAAGCAGCGCAGCAGCCCGCCCCTACCCCTGTGGGGGCATATTCAGCAGATAGCAGCGGCGACCTATGGCGCAAGATGTTTGACAGCAGAAACGGCGCAGAAATCAGGGCTTTGTATAGCGGCGATATAAGCGGACACGCGGACGACCACAGCCGCGCAGACCAAGCCTTAGCGAACCACTTAGCTTACTGGACGAACGGCGACCCGGCTAAAATCGATGATATGTTTAGGCAATCCGGGCTTATGCGCCCAAAGTGGGACGAACGACGCGGGGCGCAGACCTACGGAGAAAAGACCATAGCAAACGCCTTAGCGGATTTTAGACCGTATACGCCACCAGCGCGGCAGCAGCCCGCAGCGGCAGAAAGGGAGAACGGCGATAATATGAGTAATACGGAAAATACAGAGCAGCAAGCCCAGCAGCAGCCCGCCCCCGGTTTATTTGACGGCAACAGCAAGCCGGACAGCGTTAAAGGCTACCTGTATGGTACATTCGGCGCAGACCTTGACCATTTTCAAAGCTTCAAAGACCGTAAGACCGGCTACAGCAATATAGACGCATTAACGAGCCTATATCCCGGCTTGTATGTTATCGGAGCTATCAGCAGCTTAGGCAAAACGACCTTTACACACCAATTAGGCGACCAATTAGCCGCAGCGGGCGACCATGTATTATACTTTAGTTTAGAGCAAACGCGGCTTGAAATGGTAAGCAAGGGCATAAGCCGTAGAACGGCGCAGCGAACCTATACAGATGGCTTTGACGGGGCTATAAGTGCTATTGATATACGGCGCGGCAGCATTACAGAGGGCGTAAGGGCAGCGGCGAAAGAGTACGCAAAGGACGCAGAAAACGAAAGCATTATAGAATGTAGCTTTGACACCACAATAGACACGATTGTAGGCTATGTAACCGGCTATATTAAGGCGAATGACGCTAAGCCCGTTGTTATCGTGGACTATTTGCAGATAATCAGACCCACAGACCCCCGGCAGACCACAAAGGACGCTGTAGACGGACACGTTAGAGCCTTAAAGAAGCTGCAAACAGAGAACGACTTAGTTGTTATTGTGATAAGCAGCTTGAACCGGCAAAACTATTTGACCCCCGTAGACTTTGAGAGCTTCAAAGAAAGCGGCGGCATTGAGTATACAGCCGATGTTATATGGGGCTTGCAGCTTGCCATTATGAATGGTGATTTATTCGACAAAAAAGACAAGCTCAAAGAGAAGCGCGAAAAGGTAAAAGCTGCAAAGCTGGAAGTACCCCGGAAAATTGAGCTTGTATGCTTAAAGAACCGATACGGCAGAAGCAGCTATTCTTGTGGTTTTAACTACTACCCGCAGTTTGATTTATTCGTGCCGGAAGATGATTTTATACCGATTGACGACGATGATTTACCTTTTGACAAGTGACAGACCGTTACCACTTCTACGGGGTAGGCGTTACCACTTTTAGACCCTTGCAAGGGGCGTACTCAGCCGGTACGCTCTTTTCTTTTACTTACAATGTATACATGAAAATAATTTATTACTATGTACTTGACACGTTCACAAAAATATGTTATTATGGTGTACGGGGTGAATAATATGTATACCGATGTTATCAGAGTGGGGCATTATGAGCGCGAACCGCTTAAAATCAAGAAAATAGTAACGGACGACGGGGAAACCCTTAGCGATTGCTATTTTAACGAATACGCCTTACCTATCCCCGGCTTTATCCCTGTGAAGCTGGAAGCAGACAATAAAGCGACCATGTACATAAATGCGGATAAGGTTTTAGGCATTGTGATAAGCGACGACCAACAAGAGAACATGCGAACCGGCCTTATCAAGCCTAAAGAATACAAAGAAAAGGGGTAACGTATGAGCGTTTTTGACCGCCTTTTTAGACGGAAAACAGAAGCAGCCGCGACAGTGGCGAAAATGATAAGCGAGCCTACAGGCGTGTTTACCTCTTACTGTGGGGACGCTTATAGCAATGATATTTACCGGGGCGCAGTAGACGCTATAGCCCGGAATATAGGCAAGCTGAAAGGCAGCCACGTTATACGCTATGCCGACCATAACAAGGTAGACGGCGACTGTAAGCTAAACAGGGTGCTACAGGTACGCCCAAACCCGTACATGAGCGCATATGACTTTTTATATAAGCTTGCGACACATTATTACTTGTACAATAACAGCTTTGCGCTTCTACAGCGCGATAATAAAGGCAATCTTACCGGGGTATATCCCATTACAGAAAGCCATGTAGATTTTTTAAGCGATGTGCAAGGGCGGCTATTTTGCCGGTTTTATTTCAGAAATGGCAAACAGGCGGTATTACCATATAGCGACCTTATCCACTTGCGCCGCAACTTCAATAGCGACGACCTTTTAGGCGATGACAATAGCGCACTTATGCCCGCGCTGGAGCTTGCACACACACAGAACGAGGGTATTATATCCGGCATTAAAGCCGGGGCGAATATCCGGGGTATTCTGAAATATACACAGATTATGTCACCGGCAAAGCTGAAAGAGGAAAAAGAAGCCTTTATAGCGGACTATTTGCAAATCAGCAATGACGGCGGCGTAGTAGCTGTAGACCAAAAAGCGGAGTATACGCCTATTGAAAGCAAGCCGGTTATCTTATCGGCAGAGCAGACCAGGAGCGTACAAAGCAAGATTTACAACTACTTAGGCATTACGGAAAGCATTGTAAACAGCAGTTATACAGAAGATGAGTTTAGCGCGTTTTACGAAAGCACTATAGAACCGTTTGCAGTAGCCCTTAGCATGGAGTTTACCGCGAAAGTCTTTAACGACAGAGAACAAGCCTTTGGTAATTCCATTTTGTTTGAAAGCGGGCGGCTACAATTCAGCAGCAACAAGACCAAAGTAGAGCTTATTAAAGAGCTTATGCCTTTGGGTTTGCTTACCGTCAATCAAGCCCTTGAAATACTCAATATGCCGGGCATTGAGGACGGCGACAGGCGCATACAGACGCTTAACGTAGTAGACGCAAGCAAGGCAAACGAATACCAGCTTGCAGGGGCAGGGGGCGACAAGTAACAATGTATTACTGTGATTACAGAGTAATAGCGGAAACAATCCGCAGCAGATATTACAGGGTATGCCCTTATTGCGGGGCGCACTTAGACCCTGGCGAAACTTGCGATTGTAAGCAGAAAGGCGGCGCAGCATGAACAGCGGAAAAGAATTTAGTTATCAGATTACCCAAAAAGTAGCGGTGTTGAGCCAGAGCAGCGACGGCAGATATACCACAGAAGCAAACTATATCAGCTACAACGGCGGCAAGCCTAAGCTTGATATTAGAAAGTGGGACAGGCAAAACGATAAGATGTTTAAGGGCATTTCTCTTAACGACAGCGAAGCGGAAGCCTTGAAAGTCGCGCTTGCGCAGGGGGTAAGAGCATGAAAGAAATCAGAGTAGCAGAAATTAGGGCAGAAGCCCCGGCAGGGGCAGAAAGCTTTATTTTACGGGGGCGACCTATCGTATATGATACGCCTACCGTGATACATGACCCGGCAGGGGAGTATATCGAAGTCATACAGCGGGGCGCGTTGGACGGCGCAGACCTTAGCGACGTGCGCTTACTGTATAATCACGACCTTAACAAAGTACCGCTTGCGCGAACGCCTAAGACAATGCAGCTTGAAGTAGACCCGGCAGGGCTTACCATTACGGCAGCATTGCCGGACACGGCAGAAGCAAGGGCAGTACATGAAGCGGTGAAGCGCGGCGACCTATCCGGTATGAGCTTTGCTTTTAAGGTGCCTGTAGGCGGCGACGAATACGACGCAAGCAGAAATACCCGCACTATTAAGAAGATTGAGAGAGTATTAGAGTGCAGCGTTGTACCGTTTCCGGCTTACCCTACCGCCAGCGTGGAAGCCCGCAGCGCGTTATCAGAGAGCCGCAAACGCCTTGAAGCGAAACAGGCGGCGAAAATCCTATACAACCAAATTATGAAAGTGAGGTTTTAACCTATGAAGTTTAAGACAGTAGCAGAAGCCTTTAACCATTACCGCACTATGGACGTTGCGGACATGGAAAAGAGAGCGAAAGAAATTAATACCATTATCACCACCGACGCGAGCGCGGACATTGAAGCCCTTAACATTGAGCTTAGAGGGATTAAGGAAGCCCGCGAAAATGCCGAGCTTAGAAACGATATGGGGCAGACGCTGAACCTTATCACCGGCACGAAGAAAGAGCCGAAAGCTAAGACGTTCGGCGCGGACGTGCTGGACACGGCAGAATACCGCAATGCGTTCTATAAAAGCCTTTTGGGGCAGAAGCTTACCCCTGTGGAAACGGCAGCTTTTGAAGCAGCTAAGGCAGAAACCGAAAAGCGCGCAGACGCTTTTAGCAGCTCCACAGATACGGCGGCGGTGCTTCCTACGGCGACCCTTAACGAGATTATCAGCAAGGCGCGTACTATGGGCGGGCTTTTGGCAGAGTGCCGAGCGTTCAACGTGCCTACTAAAATCGCTATCCCCGTGGGTACTCCGGCGACTAAGGCGGCATGGCATACCGAGGGCGCAGCCGTGGAAACCGAAAAGCCGACCATTGCAAGCGTTACCTTTGACGGCTACGAGATTTTGAAAATCTTCTCTATTTCCGCTAAGGTGCGTACTATGAGCATTGCGGCTTTTGAAGCCTATCTTGTACAGGAGCTTACCGCTTGCGTTATGGAGTGTATCGCAGACGCACTTGTAAACGGTACGGGCAGCGGGCAGGGTACAGGGCTTGAAAGTATCACATGGACGGACAAGACCAACGCTGTAAAAATTGCTACATCTGCTTCTATGACCTATGCAGACGTTGTAACCCTTGTGGGGCTTTTGCCGCGTGGCTATTCGCAGGGGGCTAAGTTTGCTATGAACAATGCCACCCTTTACAATCAGTTTTACGGCATGGTAGACGCTAACAAGCGCCCTATCTTTGTAGCAGACCCGAAAACCGATAACGTCGGTAAAATCTTAGGCTTTGAAGTTGTCATTGATGATAACATCGCTAATAATGATGTATACTTTGGCAATTACGCTAAGTACATGGGCTACAATATGCCGGACGGTATTGTAATTGAAACCAGCCGGGACAGCGGCTTTAGAAAGGGCTTGATTGACTACCGGGCTATGGCTATTGCCGACTGCAAACCCATTGTAGCGGAAGCCTTTGTAAAGATGTACAAGGCGACCGCCTAAGACCGGCGACAGCGCAGACCCATTACCGGGGGCGTAGGGTATTAAGCCCTATGCCCCTTATTTTTAGAAAGGGGCGATATTATGACCTTAGAACAAGCAAAGAATATTTTGAGGGTAGACGGCGGCGACAATGACGCGCTTGTATCTTCCTTGCTTTACGCATTGCCGGACTATATCGAAGTAGCTACCGGCATGGACTATAACCAGCAAGCCACAGAACCGCTTGTAGACACCGTAAGCGGCTTTTTACTTACCCTGTGGTATTATGGCGACCATAGCGACGCGGACAAGCTACAGCGCGTTATAGACAGCTTATTAAAGGCTATTACGCTTAAAGTAGCCCGCAGCAAATGAAAGAGTACGCACAGAGCTTTTACAGGGGTAAGCAATGGCGCAAGGTAAGCCGTCTGTACATGGAAAGCCGTAACTATGTATGTGAGCGTTGCGGGGGCGTGGGCGTTATATGCCACCACAGGAAATATATAAACCCGTGGAATATAAACGACCCCAGCATAACGCTTAGCCTTGATAATTTAGAGTGCCTATGCCAAGAGTGCCACAACAGAGAGCATTCCGCCAAAGTAGAGCGCAGCCGCGCAGTATTCGACGCTAACGGCAACATGATAGGCGCAAAAGAAACAAAAGAGATCGAGGAATACAAACGGGCGGTACAGGCAATAGAGCGACTAAAAAATGACCGCGTAGAAAGCCCGCAGACGGGCGTTTAGCAAGTGGGTAATATAAAACCTTGTCCATGAGCTAAAGCCGCTTAAAACGGCGTTTAAGGGCGTTTGCGGCAATTGTTAGAAAATGGGGGTATTTTATGAACTATGTAGAGCCTATAAGAGATAGTACGACGGTGCAGGACGTAGCCGACTATCTGAAAGAGGTTAGCCCCAAGTATTTCATCATGTACATGATAGGCATTTACAGCGGGCTTAGAATATCCGACATACTCAAGCTTAAAGTGCGTGATGTACGGGGCAAAGATAAAATCAAAGTGAGGGAGAAGAAAACCGGCAAAGAAAAGCTTTTCCCTGTGAACAAAGAATTAGCCGCAGCACTTGACGCTTACTGTGAGGGCAAGAAAGATTATGAATACATTGTACCCAGCGCAAGGGCGGTAAACAAAGCGGTAAGCCGTGAGTACGCATACAGAGTAATACACGCAGCCGGGGAGCAATTCGGGCTTGATAACTTAGGTACGCATACCATGCGCAAGACCTTTGGTTATCACTTCTACTTGCAAACCAAAGATATAGTATTGCTTATGCGTATCTTCAACCATAACGACCAAAGCAAAACGCTTAGGTATATCGGCATTGAGCAGACGACCATAGACCAAGCTATGAAGAAGTTTAGCTATAAATAGCCGTACAACTTCACACAATTACAGCCTGTGAACTGTGAGCCAGTAAACATGGTAATAAAGCCTTATCCTGTGGGCTTATATTACTTTGTAGCTTGCTTCACACAATGGTAGATAAGTGAATGAGCATAGCGGCAGCGCAAGCGACAGCGGAGCGAATGAACCCACAGCAAGAAACGCTTTGAAGCCCCCCGGGGTAACTGTTTTTGCGTTGGGGCGGTAGAACCGGCGGGGTACTCAATTAAACCCCTACGGGAACTACTAAGAGGGGGGGAGTATACCTTGAAATATCCGCTTACTTATGATACAATGTATACAGGATAACAGAAAGTAGGTGATTTTGTGGCAAGGAAAAAGAAAGTTGCAGAGCTGGACGCTATTTTAGAGCGCATACCAGAAGATAAGCAATATATAGGGCAGAAGCTTGTAGACGAGCTTGTATTCATGCAGGAAACCTTGACGACCCTAAAGCGGCGTATTAAGGAAACCGGCACAGAAGAAGAATTTATACAGGGCAAGCAGAACTTTGTAAGGGAAAGCACAGCCCTAAAGAGCTATAACACGACGGTACAGCGGTACAGCCAGCTTTACAAGCAGCTTACCGACCTTATGCCAAAGACGCAGGAAGCCGAAAAAAGCAACGCTGTATATGACTTTCTGAAAGGCGGCAGCGCATGAAAAACTATATAGAGCAATACTTAGAACAGATACAGCGGGGCAAGTGCATAGTTTCTAAGCGTATCCGGCGACAGTACGAAGCCCTTGTAGACGACATAAAGAACCCTAAAGGCGGCTTTATCTTCAATCAGAGCCGCGCAGAACGTCCCATAGCCTTTATAGAAACATTCTGCAAGCACTCTAAAGGCGAATGGGCGGGGAAGCCGGTTATATTGGAGCTATTCCAAAAAGCTTATATTAGTGCGCTCTTTGGCTTTGTGAGTGAAACCACAGGTTACAGGCGATACAGGGAAACGCTTTTCTATGTAGCCCGCAAGAACGGCAAAAGTACGCTTCTAAGCGGCATAGCTCTTTATATGCTCATAGCGGACGATGAACCCGGCGCAGAGGTTTACAGCGTGGCGACCAAGAAAGACCAAGCCCGTATTATCTTTGACGAAACTAACAACATGATAAGGCAAAGCCCCGACTTGATACAAGTAGTACGCAAGCGTAAGAGTGATTTATACTTTCCCTTGACCTTTTCCAAGTTTCAGCCGTTAGGCAAGAATAGCGACACGCTGGACGGCTTGAACAGCCATTTAGTTATTATGGACGAGCTGCACGGCATACGCGACCGCAACTTATACGAGGTTATGAAGCAGAGCCAAAGCGCAAGGCGGCAGCCGCTTATGATTATGATAACGACAGCCGGGACTATCCGCGAATGTATCTTTGACGATATGTATAAGTACGCCTGTGGAGTAGCAGACGGCACTATAACAGACCCCGGCTTTTTACCGATATTGTACGAGCTGGACGACAAAAAAGAATGGCTTGACCCTATGGCATGGGAAAAGGCTAACCCCGGCTTGAACCGTATAAAGAAGTTGGACGACCTTATAAGCAAGGTAGACCGGGCAAAAAACAGCCCCCGCGACCTTAGCGGCGTATTGGTAAAGGACTTCAATGTAATTCAAACTGTGGGTACAGCGTGGCTTACATTCGACGACATAAACAACGAAGAAACCTTTGATATTGAAGCCTTTAGGGGCATGTACGCCATAGGCGGCGCAGACCTTAGCATAACGACAGATTTAACTTGTGCTACCTTGCTTTTCATGGATAAACAAGAAAAACGCTATGTAACTCAAATGTATTGGCTACCGGCAGATAACTTTGAAACCCGCGTAAGAGAAGAAAAGCTACCCTATGATAAGTGGCTTGAAGCGGGGCTACTAAGGCTTTGCAACGGCAACAGCATTAACTACAGCGACGTTACAGCGTGGTTTGTGGAAATGGTGAACCAGTACGACATAACCCCGGCATGGATTTACTACGACAGCTACAGCGCAAAATATTGGGTACAGGAAATGCAGGACAGCGGCTTTAATATGGTGCGCTGCATACAGGGGGCTAAAACCTTGTCTTTGCCTATGCAGATGTTAGGCGCAGACTTAAAGGCCAAAAAGATAAACTACAACAACAGCAGCTTGCTTAAATGGTGCATGACAAATACCGGCGTACAAGAGGACAGAAACGGCAATATAGTACCAATCAAGGCACAAAGCCCTAAATACCGTATAGACGGCTTAGCAAGCCTGTTAGACGCTTATGTAGGGCTTTACGAGCATTACAACGAATACCGCGACACGATTTAGAAAGGGGTGATATTATGAAGAACCAGTATAACTTAAAGGACAAGAAAGCGCAGCTTTACAAAAAAGAATACGGCGGGCAGGACAGCAGCGGCTTTAGTCTACCAGATAATTATTACCCGGCAGCCCCCGCGCCTGTTTGGTGCTATACTCGGCAGCTTACGCAAGACCAAATCTTTGCAGCGGCAGCATACAGCCAAGAGGAAACCCGGCTTTTTGTGTTCAACTACTACCCCCATGTGGAAGTATACGACGTTATCAGCTACAAGGGCGAATGGTACGAAATTACCCGCGTAGACACGACGGACGACTATAAAACCGACCTTTTTATATACGTCAAGCTTCTAAAATGGGGAGTTAAGCCGGAACAGATTAAACCATACGACCCCAGCAAATGGGAATGACCCCACAGGGGGACAGGCGGGCGGCGAAAGCTACCCGCTTCTTTTTTTGATTTATTTTCAAATAATACTTGACATACCCTATTACCTATGTTATTATGTATACATGGAAATACAGAAAGGGGGTGACACTATGAAGCGGGACATGAAAAAAATCATTGAGCAAACGAAAGTACCCAACGGCTATCAGCTTGCTTGCAGCGAATGGCTACAGCTTTCCCACCATGCAGCGCGGGGGGGGGCAGACGACGCATTAGACGCGACCTTAGAAGCCTTTACCTATGGCTTTGCTTTGGGTATGAGATACCTAAAGAACAAAAAAGCCCCAGTCAAAAGACAGGGGCGGGCATA